GAAATCCTCTGCGGCAAAGTGTCTTGGTTTGGTGGCCCTGATGACGGGGGCGTCAGCCCCTCAGAGGGCCTTGCTTTTATCTACGATGTGTCAATGGCACCCGGTCTGTTCCTTGATGAGCAGCCGCCCGGCACCACCGGCTTGGCGCGGCGGCTCGACTCTGACTGCGAGCACTACATCGCTATGCGATGGGACTATGACGAAACATCAAAAGAGGATTTGCTGAGAACAGTCTGTCTCGTGCGCGCGCCCGCGACTGGTAAGTCATTCTGGGCAAAACCTGCTGACTGGGGGCCGCACGAGGATACCGGGCGCATTGCTGACATTTCACGCGGCCTGATGATCGATCTCGGCATTGAGACTGATGACGAGGTCGAAGTTGTTATCATTCCACCAAAAAAACGAGAGGAAACAGTCGCATGAAAAAAATTCTGGTTGCGCCCATCATCGCCGTCATGCTGTTGCCGGCAACCGAGGCGCTGGCAAAGCGCAAGCACGTCCGCATCAACAAGCCGGCGCCGGCCTGCACGACGCCGGGTTGCGATCAATGGAGCAAGGGTAACGTGCCGCTGGTGGGGGTTCCCCCGGTCGCCGTGGCCTTCGATCTTGTGCGCAGAACGTCGTGTGATCCGGCGGTCGCGGTCAGCACCGGCCCCGCAGATCCCGGCTTTGATCCGAACGGGCCGAAAACCGGGAACTACCTAATCCCTGCTATCTACCGCAGTCAGTGCAATCCAGCACCAACACCACAACGTAGGAGAATGTGATGACTCAGCCCTTTCTCGCGATGATCTTGCCGGTCGGCGGATCTGGGCCGGTTGATCCCGGCTACGGTGTCCCCGGTGGTGGCGGACAACCAGCGCATCCGATTGTCCTGCCACCGGGACAGCCGGTTATCCCGACACACCCGATCTACATTCAGAATCCGGCTAACCCCGAAAACCCGATCGTTATTCCGCCGGGCACGCCGGTTGTGCCGGCGCATCCGATCTATATTGAGCGGTGTCCGGGGCACCCAGAGCATCCAATCGTCATTCCGCCGGGGTCGGGATTGATCCCGTCGCATCCGATTGAATTGCCCGATGGCGGTCAGTTACCGGCGGACCAGCCGATCTATCCGTCACATCCAATCGTGATCCATCCACCGCATCCGTCACAGGGTCTACCGCCCATGCCGGGGCATCCGTCGCAAGGCTTGCCGCCGGCGCCGGCCCGCCCGTCGCAAGGTCTGCCGCCAACACCGGCACCGAAGAAGTAGGACTTCACAACTGGCAGCGCGCAATCGTGCGCGCTGCCACAACACAGGAGGAAGTAATGGCAAAGGGTAAGGCAAAGCGTAAGCCGACAAAAAAGGGCAAGCGGAAACCGAGAAAGAAATATGCCGCCAAGGAGTGAGGCGCAGCGCAAGGCCATGCGCGCCGCCGCCGCCGGCAAATCGACGCTCGGCATCCCGAAAAAGGTCGGCAAGGAATTTTCTAAAGCCGATCCCGGCGGCAAGTTGCCGAAGCGGGTGAGGGGCAAGCCGTTGGGGAATGTTCTCACCGGCACATAGGAGGAAACAATGATCGAAGCAGTCATCTATGCGCTTATCTACATCTGCTTGCTCGCGCTGGTCATCTATTTGATCCTTTGGGTGCTGGGCACCGTCGCGGGCGTCCAGTTGCCGCCGAAGGTGATCCAGATAATTTGGGTCGTCTTTGCGCTCGTGTGTCTGCTGATCTTGGTGCGCCTTTTACTCCCGCACTCCGGCAGGCTACTTGGAGCCATGCTGCCGTTGCTTGTATGATGAGCATAATGTTCTGAGGTGTGAGTAAGGAGATTCTGATGGCCAAAGGACCGCCACAGCCGTCGCACTTGGTACGGCCGACATCGCACCATACGTCGCCGTACCCCGGCAACAAGCAGACGCCGGTAACGCCGATCAGCAATTCGGCGCGGCAAGTCACCGGCACCGTCAGCAAGAGGACTGTGCCGATGCACGTCACCAAGCATCCTAACCCAGTCGGGAGGCCGAAGGCCCCGAAATACTGATGAAAGGGTCCACCCCGCTTGGGCTTGTCCGGGGTGGACAAATTAAAAAGTGAGTTCGCGTCATCTTGTGCTGCTCAAGCGCAAGAAAGCGATCCTGCAAGCCCGCAACGATCTGATCGCTTTCGCGCAGTTAATGATGCCGGACCCGGAGAACCCGGATGACCCGGCCTTCTCGCTTTATTCGCCGCAGAAGTTTCACAAGGTCGTTTGCGTCGGGCTGGAGGAAGTCGAAAAAGGCAAAATCCGGCGGCTAAAAATCATTTTACCGCCGCGCGCCGGCAAGACCACGCTGGCGTCGAATATGTATCCGGCTTGGTATGCCGGTCGTCACCCCGACCGCTCGGTGATCGTTGCAACGTACAACGAGCACTATAGCTGGGATCTGGGTCGCAAGATCCGCGACATCATGGAGACGCCGCAATACAGGCAGGTGTTTCCAGAACTGGAAATTAAAAAGCGCGCTGCCGCTGTCAACCGCGTGGAAACGACCGCCGGCGGTGTTGTCTTTTGCGTCGGTCGTGGGTCCGCCATCACCGGGCGCGGCGCTCACACCATCCTGCTGGATGACCCGATTAAAGACCGCAAGGAAGCGGACAGCATCACCATCCGCGACGGCCTGTGGACTTGGTACACGCAGGTCTTGCGCACGCGGTTGATGAATCGTCACGGGACAATCGTGATGATTCAGACGCGATGGAATGAGGATGACCTGATTGGCCGCCTGACGGATCCGCTCAATCCTTACTACAGCCACGAGGAAGCAAAGATCTGGCGCTCGATCGATCTGCCGGCGCTGGCCGAGGATGACGATGTGCTCGGCCGCAAACCGGGCGAGGCGCTGTGGCCTGACCGCTTCGATGAAAAATATCTTGAGGAAATCCGCGCCTCCGATCCACGCGGCTTCATGGCGCTCTACCAAGGGCGGCCATCGCCGAAAGAGGGCGCGTTTTTCCAGCACAAGGATCTGGTCGGCTACAACAGCATGCGCGACCTGCCGGCACACGAGGAAATGCGTTTCTACGCCGCTTCCGATCATGCGGTGACGCTTGAGAAGCAGGGCGACAAAACATGCCTGATGGTGGTCGGCGTCGATAAGGCCGATCACGTCTGGGTCATGCCAGACGTGGTGTGGATGAGGCTCGATAGCCATGCCGCCGTCGAAGGCATGTGCATGCTGATCGAAAAATACAAACCGCAATTCTGGTGGGCGGAAGCCGGCAGCATCACCAAATCGATCGGCCCGTTCCTGCGCAAACGCATGCTGGAGAAGCGTGTGTTCTGTGCAATGGATCCAATCGCGCCGGCGGTCGATAAGCAGCAACGCGCGCAGGCCATTCAGGCGCGCAGCGCGATGAAGATGGTTCACTTCCCGACGTGGTGCCGCTGGTGGTCCGAGGCGCAGGACCAGATCCTAAAATTTCCGAACGGCTCCAAGGATGATTTTGTCGATACGCTTTCATTGATCGGGCTTGGCCTGTCGAAAATGCGGCCACGCAACCGGCAAAAGCCAGAAAAACCAACCGTGCAGGAAGGGACGTACCGCGCCTTGTGGGCGCAGACAAAACGACGCGAGGGCCTTGATCGCGTCAAAGGGAGTCTCAGCGGATGGTAATAGATGACCCCACTGGCATGGATATGGCTCCACCGACCGACGCGGCATCGCCGCTCACTGGTGTCGTAGAAGAGGCCAAAAAGGATCACATCTCGCGCGAGGCGCCGGAGCCGCCGGATCAACGCTCGGCACTGGTCAACGCATGGGCGAGCCGCGTGAAGGCAGCGAAATCGCATTGGGATAAAGCCTTCAAGCGCATGCGCGACGATCAGGATTTTTGTTTCGGAAAGCAGTGGTCGAAGGATGACACCGACCCGCGCTACGTCGCCAACCTGACGCTGCGGCTGGTCGCGCAAAAGACCGCGTTTCTGTACGCGAAGAACCCGAAGGCCGTTGCGCGCCGGCGCGAGCGCTTGAACGCAACAGTCTGGGATGAATCACAAACCTCACTGGAGCAGTTAGTGCAGTCGGCCGGCATGCTGATGCAGCAGGCACAGACCTCGCCGACTGGAATGATGGGATTGATGAATCCGGCGGCGATGGGCGCGTTACAGCAAGGCATGGCGATTGCGCAAGACGCGCTGCGCGTGAAGCAGGAAAACGCCATGCTCGACAAGCTGGGGCGCACGCTGGAACTGCTCTACGCCTATAACGTCGCCGAGCAGCCGCACCCGTTCAAAAACATGATGAAGCTGACCGTGCGACGTACCGTCACCACCGGCGTCGGCTGGGTCAAGCTGGGCTTTGAGCGGGTGATGGAGCAGCGGCCCGATATGGAGAAGGGCATCGCTGACGCCAATGAGCGGCTGGCTACACTGGAGCGGCTGGGCGCCGACCTGCATGACGAAATCACCGCCGAGGACAGCAAGGAAGCCGAGCAGTTGCGGCTGATGATTAACGACATGGCGCTACAGTCGCAATTTGTGGCGCGCGAAGGCCTGACCTTCGACTATCCATTATCCACCAACATCATCCCTGACCCCAAGACGATCGAGTTGCGAAACTTTCTCGGCAGCGATTGGGTCGCCGAGGAATTCATGCTGACGCCGAACGAAATCGAGGAAATCTACGGCGTTGATGTCGGCACGGCTTACACCGCCTACAGGCGCAATGACATGAAGGGGCCGGATCCGGTTCGCATGGCGCACGAGATGATGGCCGGCTACGAGTGGCGCGAGGGCGGCAAGGCGGCCGATCGCGAGTGCGAATTCTGTTGTGTCTGGCAGATCTATTGCCGCAAGGATGGCCTCGTGTACGAAGTATGTGACGGCTACGAGGATTTTCTACGCGAGCCGGCCAGCCCCGAAATCTATAACGAGCGGTTCTATCCGTGGTATGGGCTGATTTTCAACGAAAGCGACCACGAGAACGAAATTTTCCCGCCGTCCGACGTGCGGCTCATGCGCGACATGCAGAAGGAATATAACCGCTGCCGCGAGGGCCTGAAGGAGCAGCGCAAAGCGGCGCGGCCGTTTATCGGTGTGGTCGCCGGCGCCATGGAAGAGGATGATCTGGTCAAGCTGTCGGAACGAGAGCCGAACGCCATCCTTGAGTTGAACGCGCTGCAACCGAATCAGGACATTAAAAATTTGTTGCAGGCTTTTGCCGGGCCGGGCATCGACCAGAACTTGTACGAAGTTAACCCAGTCTATGAGGACATCCTTCGCACCACCGGGATCCAAGAGGCCAATCTGGGCGGCACGTCGGACACCACCGCCACGCAGGCACAGATCGCCGAAGGCAGCCGTATGACATCGATGGGATCAAACATCGACGACCTGAATGACTTGCTGACCCAGCTTGCGCGCAATGGCGGCCAGATCTTGTTGGCCGAGGTGACAAAGCCGACCGTTGAAAAAATTGTCGGCATCGGCTGTGTGTGGCCGGAGATGTCGCGGCAGGACATCGCGCAGGAGGTGCTGCTGGAAATCGAGGCAGGATCCATGGGCCGGCCGAACGCCGCGCAGGAAGTCGCCAACGCTCAACGCATCTATCCGCTGTTGATCCAGATTCCGGGAATCGATCCAAATTACCTAGCGAAAGACCTTTTGCGTCGGCTCGACGATCGCCTAGATCTGACGCAGGCCTTCAAGTCGCAACTGCCGTCGATTGTCGCCATGAACGGAATGGTAAAAGGACAGGCGCCCATGGCTGGCGCGCCGGCCGGCGCCGGGCAGGGTCCGCAGGGCGCCAGCAACCAAGCCGGCCCATCACAGTTACCGCCGGGTGGGCCGCCCGACATGGCCGGCCAGATGACCGGGGCACCGCCGCCGGGAGCGGCCGGCGCAATGCCGGGACCGGGAGGCTGACATGAGCAAAGCGCGCGCTGCTGAAATCTGGGCAGGGTTGGAGGCCAGACTGATCGAGCGCTGTGGCCTGCCCGATGGCAGGATGCTTGATGTCGAACGGCCGAATTTGATCCGCATGCTTGGTAGGGCGGCGGCAGGGCAAACCGTAAGTCCGCCGCTACCACAGCAAGACGCATATGCGAAACGCATTAAAGTGCGTGCGCAAAATGCGCGCAAAAGTGCGCAAATGCGTGAGCAAAGTGAGCAAGGAAGTCAATCCGCACATTCCGCAATGCGGATCATGCGGGAGTTGCGGAGCGACACCGTCCACGACGCCAAGCTGGCGGCGATGCTGGAGCGCTCGTGCTCACTGCGCGTCGGTTACGATGGCGACGAATCCGTTGGGTACGGGTCATAAACCATTTGCAGCGTACATTCCGCGCTTCAGGGGAGTTTGGCTATGATCGGGTGCTCGGCCTATGGCCGACGATGCTCCGTCAACGCCAGCCGCGACTGAGACAGCGGCGCCGCCATCACCGGCAACTGAAGCACCGGCGGTAACTCCGTCTCCCGGCGAAACCTCTGCGCCTTCGCCAAGCGCAAAATCAGAACAGGGCGATTCCCGCGAGTCTCTTCTTGAGGCTGTGCAGCAGGCAGTTCCAGAACTGCGATCCTCACAGTCGAAGGAAGAGAGCGATGCGGGGGGCGTGACGCCCGCGCCCACGACTGAAGCCGGAACGACTCCATCACAGCCTGACGACTACGCCGACTTGTCCGATGATCCGGGGGCAGACGAACTTACTGCCTACCGGGCCGGTGCAAGGCGGCGCGTTGAAAAACTCGTGCGTCAACGCAACGAAGCACGGGCCGCACTTCAGACTCATCAAACCGAACTAGAACAACTCAGGGGATCCATCCCGCAAGCCCAAGCGGCGGCGAGCGTGCAGAAGTATCTGGCCGACAATGACATCGGCAAGGATGACTTCCTGCTCACGCTTGAACTCGCGGCGGCAATGCGGCGTGGCGACTTCAAGACGTTCTACGAGGGCGTGCGGCCTTATGTGCAGTTGGCCGAGGAATATCTGGGCATCTCGCTGCCGCAGGATTTGCGGCAACGGGTAGCGGAAGGGCACATGACGGCACCGGCGGCCGCGATGTTTCATCGCGAGCGCATGGACCGCGCATTGTCCGAAAGCCAGCGCGTGCGGCAGGCGCAAGCTTACGACGCGCATGTGCAAAGCACTGCCCAGCAAAATCTCAATGTCGCAGTGCGCGACACTGTGAACGCATGGGAACAGACGACGATGCGGTCAGACCCGGATTATGTCGTGAAAAAACCGCTGCTAGAGCAAGTGATGTGGGCTGTGGTCCGCGAACGCGGCAATCCGCAGTCACCGGAACACGCGGTAGAGATTGCAAAGGAAGCTTACAAGCGTGTGAACGAGTTAAGCGCTCGTTGGCGCCCTCCGAAAGCGCCGACATCACGTCAGCCGAGCAGCACGGGCCGAACAAACGGCGCGGCGCCCGAACCAAAATCCCTGAAAGACGCAGTCTTGCAGGCCATCGATCGGGCGCGCGTCTGACATAAAGGCGCACGTCAATGCCGACGTTTACCACTCCGTTGCTGGAGCATGTAGCAACGGCCGCGCTCGATTTTTGGATGAATAAAGGCACGGCTTTCCAAGAGGCGATTCAGGAAAAGCCGCTGCTCGCGATGATGGAGTCGAAAGCTAAGTCGTTCCCCGGA